TAGGGTCATAAGGAGAGGCTGCCTGTTGAGCTAGTTGTCCTGCTCCACCAAACAAAGCCTGTTGATAAGCTTGTTCTTCAGGAGAAGCAGCTAGTTGGTAAGACATCTGACCCGTAGCAGGGTCCTGCATCATACCAAACTGACCACCAGTAGAAGAAGTCACAGTGTAAGGCTGAAACTCCAACATACCACGGAGTTCTTGGGCTAACCCTTCTTCTCCTGATAGACCTTCATAAGCCTCACGACCAAGCTTCCCTATGTCGTCATAGGCATCTTTAGCAAAAGCTAAACCCGTAGCACCTAAGCCTAAAGAAGCAGCTCTATTAAAGGCAGAGTTTACCCCTTCTGCGTCCGCTCCTCCTCCTAATAAACCCGTTAAAAACTCCCCAAGATTAAAAGCAGCCATTAGTACGTTCCTCCGTTAATAGTCCCTGTAGCTAGAGTACCTGTAAAGGTCAGCGCAGGTATTGTTACAGTGCCTGTGAACGTAGGTCCAGCAGTGTCTGCTTTTGTTGCTACTGCAGTTGCAATGTTGTCAAACTCAGTTTCAAACTCAGTGCCTTTGACAACCTTGTTAGGGTCACCTGCAGACAAAGTATCCTTTGCAGCAAAGTCCGTTACTTTAGTATAATTACTCATATTGTTTTACCTACTAGTGCAAGTACATTGATTTCTTGGATTGACAGTTCGTTGCCGTTGATACTTGTTTCCATACCAATGCTCAATGTTCCTCCACTGCCGTTAGTGTTTACAGCGTCTTTAGATGTCAGGATACCGTCTGAATATTGACCCACGGTGTATTCGTCTAAACCAAACTCTGCTTTTGCTTGGTCCCTCAGCGTAATGATACTTGTGTTGTAGGAAGAACCAAAGTCGTAGTCCCACTTTAGTAGTACATCAAGACCACTACCACCTACTACCGTCGGTCTAATCTTCTTGAGGAACTTAAGTTTAGAGGGGTCACCAAAGGATAACTCAGGGCTGAAGTACTTGAAGCTGTAGGAACTACCGTTGTCCTGAAAGCCTGTGTACTGCCCTATGCCCTGTGCGCTACCTACGAGTAAGTCTCCGTTGTCCTTTCGCTCATAGCAAGTGAAACTAGTTCCGGGCCAGCGTGTAACTCTGTATGACCCGTTTTCCAGAGTGCCTCTAATGTCAAAACAATAAGTCATGTTTTGGTTTGTAAAAGTGAGTAAGTAGAAGTTTGCTTCTGGGTAATACACAGACTTGTAAACTTCATTTGCTTCATTAATTAGCTGTACGATGTCCGTGGTAATTGTACCGGACAAACTACTTATTGGCATAGATTTTTCTTGTATCGTTCTTCCGAAGCTTTTTAAGCCAGTCTGGGAAAGAAAGATTACGTCTGAACCAGTGTACTGTACCGTGTCTCTACCTACGCAGCCAATGCCGGAAACAGTGTCGGACAAAGCCATATTAGCAGGGTCATCAGCACCTGAGTAAACTACGATACTACGCTTACCAAAGATAATCAGAAGATTGTTATGTGCAGCTAGTGCAACAATCTCGTCATGACCGTCAGGCCATACTTTAGCTATGTCAATGGAGCCAGAGGTTCCACCGGACCACTTGTGGCCTATCAAAAGGTCAGACCAATAAATAGTTGATTTGTCTGTAGCGAAGTCAGCAGTCCAGAGTCTACCGTAGGCTGCTAAGACTTCATTGCCGTACATCGCTGAAACAAGACCTGATGCTCCTGAGACTGTACTAAGTTTAATAACAGCAGCACCTGAGTTGTCATACACAAGAGGTTCATGTGCTCGTTGAAAGAAGTAGATGCTGTCATTAAAGTTGACCATCTTCCAGTCGTCAGCACTGATTGTGTAGCTGCCGGGAGTCTCATCTGCCAACGTGGTTGTACCACTGAGTATCTTGTTGTTACCTACAGAGAAGACCTTAGTGTTACCTGCGTCGTCTCTGAACTCTTTTATAGCACTCAGGAAGTCACTACCTAGCTGCGTCTTATTAGTCGTCGTAACGCTGTGGCCCTTACGTGCTGCTATACGACCTCTTTTGTCAATTACTGCGTTGTCAGCAGTTTCAGCAAAGGAAGGGTCCTGAGACAGTGGTGAGTCCTCAGTGTTAATACCCTTGAAGCCCGGAGCTACAAGATTAATACTTTTGAGTTCTTGTGCCATATAATTACCTTAAGGCGTATAGAAGATAGTTTCTTCTGGGTGTCTACCAGCGTCCTGTGCAATAGCATCTGACAGGTACTTGTTAGCCATAGCAAAGTATTCCTGAGTAGCAGTACCACCAGTCTCACCACGTTCACGGGAAGCAAGAGCTACCGCAAGGTGTACCACTGGCATCGCTGGTATCTTAAGTGTGTCTGTGTCAGCACTCAAGTCAGGGTTACGTAACGCACAGTTAAAGCGTAAGGAGTAAACTCCGTCAGGCTTTGGGTAGACATCAATCAATGTGTCACCGTCTGAGTCAACACCGTTGTACGTGTAGTACTGTGGTGACCCTGTCTCTGGTGCTGACAAGAGGAACTGTGAGTCAAACCAGTTGTTGGTCTGGTACTGCATCACAGAGTTAGACGTGTCGTTCAACACGTTTAGTTCCTTGATGTTGTTCTGGCTACCAGTTAAAGAGTAGTTGAATACGTCAGCCGTAGTAGTAATCGTAAGGGTAGTCCTAAGTGCAGACCAGTCCCATGAGTTCTCCACAAGGTCCTTTGCGTCATTCACAAGGTCACCTATGAGTTTGCTGTAGGAATTAGTTTGCACAGAGGTTACTTCTATCTCCCTGAGTCTCCTAAGCACGTTATTGACTAAGTCTTTGTAAGTCATTAAATCATTCCTTTAAACAAACTTTCGTTGATAATACGGTCCAACTCAACATTATAATTTTTAGGTTGGTACTGTACTCCTACAAACTGCGGCAACTGGTAGTTAATACCACCCATGTATCCTTGACTTGGTCTCAAGCCGCCAAAGCCACCACCGCCAGAAGGAGCCATCATTCCTGTGCCTTCACCATCTCCATCACCATCTCCTTCACCATCACCATCTCCGGTACCTTCACCATCACCATCACCATCTCCGGTACCTTCTCCAGTACCTTCTCCAGTACCTTCTCCAGTACCTTCTCCAGTACCTTCTCCTGTACCTTCTCCAGTACCTTCTCCTGTACCTTCTCCTGTACCTTCTCCAGTACCTTCTCCAGTACCTTCTCCTGTACCTTCTCCAGTACCTTCTCCTGTACCTTCTCCTGTACCTTCTCCAGTACCTTCTCCTGTACCTTCTCCAGTACCTTCTCCTGTACCTTCTTCTTTACCTTCGTTTGTAGGAGGTGCTGTAGTAGTCGGAGGTGCTGTAGTAACTACTGGAGTCTCAACAGGTTCTCCATTGTTGAAAACAACCCCGGAGTCTGTAGGAGGTGGCGTAGTGACTACTGGAGGTGGCGCAGTGACTACTGGAGGTGGCGTAGTGACTACAGGGTTTTCTAAAAGTTCTAAAATTTCAGCCTCTGAAGGTTCTCCGGGGATTGTAAAAAGACCAGTCGGAGGTGCTACTACCGGAGGTGCTACTACCGGAGGTGCTGTAGTAGTCGGTGGTGCTACTACTGGAGGTACTACAGTGTCATCTGGAAAATCAAAGACTTCTCCAGTATCTAAACTAAAGTCATCTGGAGTAGTAACTACTGGAGTAGTAACTACTGGAGGTACTACAGTGTCATCTGGAAAATCAAAGACTTCTCCAGTATCTAAACTAAAGTCATCTGGGAGTTCTACTGGAGTAGTAACTACTGGAGGTACTACAGTGTCATCTGGAGGTACTGTAGTGTTCTCTGGAGGTACTGTAGTGTTATTAGGTGGGAAGTTAATTACGTCATTTAACCAACTAAGGTCACCTTCAAGCAAATCTGAAATATTAGGAGGTGTTACTACCGGAGGTGTTACTACCGGAGGTGTTACTTCTGGAGGTGTTGTATTACCAGATTCTATTATAGTAACAGGGTCTTGACCGGGACCTACCCTAATGCTGATTGTATCACCATCTTTGTATGTTAGACCAGTTTGTTGCTCATATTCATCAATTAAAGCTTGGTCTGGGTTCCCAGCCCTCCAAATGATAAAGTTTGCAGGGGTAAAAGGATTGTTCCCTGTGTTTGTCCAAATAATACCTCTACTGTCCGTTATAGTATCACCAATTTCGGTGCCTAGGCCTGCTTCTTGGTTTCCACCAGAGCCTCCTTCTTGGTTTCCACCAGAGCCTCCTTCTTGGTTTCCACCAGAGCCTCCTTCTTGGTTTCCACCAGAGCCTCCTTCTTGGTTTCCACCAGAGCCTCCTTCTTGGTTTCCACCAGAGCCTGAATCAGGCGGTTCAACTACTTCTATAGGAGCTACGTTAATACCTCCAGCCCAACCCGGAGTTCCTATCTGTTTGTGAGTTTGGTTGTTTATGACAGTGCCGTCTGGCAACTCTATGTCTTTACCTAATGAAAAGTCTACTTCTTGAAGCACGTCTAGGAAAATTGAACCACCAGTGTCGTCGTCTCCAAAGTCTTCAAAGTCTTCAAAGTCGTCTCCGTCTAGCAAATCTCCATTGCCATTTTGTAATTCTGCAGCATCAATAGCTTCCCTGTTTGACTCTACCTGAGCCTCCATACCTTCAGGGTCTTGCTCAAAAAGTAAAGCATCATTGGACGTTATCTCACCGTCTCCGTCTAAATCATAAGCTAAGTCGATGTCCATTAGTCCGACAGACATGTTAATGATGTCCATCGTAGTAGGATTAACTACAGGGTCAACTGCAGGTGGTACTACAGGGTCAACTGCAGGTGGTACTACAGGGTCAACTGCAGGAGTTTCTTCTTCAGCTTCTTCTTCAGCAGCGTCAGCTTCTAACTCATCAGCAACGTCTGGTTGGTCTTCCAGTATATCTACAACATCTTCTTCGTCTACTTCTTCAGCTTCTTCTTCAGCTTCTTCCTCAGCTTCTTCCTCAGCTTCTTCCTCAGCTTCTTCCTCAGCTTCTTCTTCAGCTTCTTCCTCAGCTTCTTCCTCAGCTTCTTCCTCAGCTACTTCTTCAGCTACTTCTTCAGGCTCTTCAAGAGACTTTGAAAGCTCCATTATCTCATTGTAGAACTCTACAAACAGAGTACCAGCAGACCCGTAATCTGATAGCTCAAACTCTTTTAGCTCCTCATAAGTTGCATCACCTTTTAAGTAACGCTTGGCAAGCTCTCGAAATGTTTCCTTGTCCTCAATAAGCCACTGCATCTCTTGAGGCAACATATCATAGTATTCATCATCATAACGTCCTTGCCCAGTAGGGTCGTTTCCGTAGTAATGCTGTAGAATCTTAAAGATGTCTTCAGGAGTTACAACCCTGATATCATCAAACCATGAGGATACTCTACCGTCAGGACTACTAGAGGGTCTATACTCTTGGAACGATATTTGTGACATTACTTAGACACCCCCGCTTTCTTCTCGTAGGTCCTCATAGCGCCTAACCCAAGCATACCCATTAGCACAGGCATCATGGTTTCTAAAGGCACTAGAGGTATTACGATGTCGTACTCAAACAAAGCCAGAACAAAGTTGCTAAACGGGATGGTGATAAAGTTACCAAACATACCTAAGCCACAGGTCCAACCAATGAAGGGTCTCCATCCTGCCACAAATAGAGACTTGTGTGCTGCTTCTACTCTGTTGACCTCAAGCTGACCTTTAGCAAGCTCCTGAGCATGATTCTGAGCCATTGTAGCGACTTCATGCGCTAGCTTGACCTTAGTATCAGCATCAGGTATAAACTTGTCCAGCAAGCTTGTGACAGGTCCTATGAGCTTATCAATCATTCTTTTTATTCCACAAGTCAAACAAGGTTTTAACTTTCTCTTCCACCACGTCCATACGAGACATGAGTTTACCTAGTGTTAACACAAGGACAACAAAGCCTACAAAGATAGGCCAGATGGAACCAATTAAGTCAACGTATTCCATTGTTAGTCTCTGTTACTGAACCAGCCTTTAACAGTGTCAGTCTCAGCTATCCTAATGACAGTCCATACAATGCTTAAAGCAGCAGCCACAGCAGGTAGCCATCCCATGAGGGTTGACACTGTAGTTGTCACT